AACCTCTCCTGTTCTCCGGCGAATTTTTTAATTCGTCAGAAAGCAAGGCAATCAACCTTCCGTCCATCTTCCGTGTTTTCATGAGACGGGATAGGACTTCATAACTTTCTTCGCTAACGCCATTCTCTTTCTTGATCTTGCGAGTGTCAAATGGCAGGAAATCATCAATGCTAACTTTTGCATTCTTCCCTCCCAGTGCGCCAAGCACTACACCGCTAAGCTTGGCCGTTGAAATGCTATTAGCATTCACCGTGGCCATATCATGCTTTTCTAGCCACTCCAGGGCTTTCACGGCATCTTTCACGCGCTGATGGCAAAAATTCTTTGCACTCCAGCGATCATCACGAAAGTCCGAACAACATAGCCGATGGTAAATATCATCCCATCGAGTGGGTGTTTTTATGATTGAAATGGACTGTTGTTCTAATTGTTCAACAGGGCTCAGGCCACTGTCTTGGGCGCTTTTTTTTCAGTGGCCTTCACCTCCGTGGTTTGCTCTTCAGCAATGAATTCAAGCGCTTTGCTCATGATCTCGCGTGTGAGAAACTTGGTATCCTCAGCACTCCAGTCTTCCATCTTCTTCCAAGTGCCATCAATCATTCCCTCTCCACGCGAGCGAATAAAGGCCGTGACGAGTCGAGCATTACCACTCTCTGCCCCATTGCCACTTGCAAGAATATTAAGTGTTTCTTCAGTGAAGTCAGAAAGACCTTCAAGTTCATCCAATGCAGTGCCTTGTTGCAGCAGGGCAAATGCTTCGTCTAGCGTGATCCCCTTTGCAACGGCAACGCGCCTGGCGAGCTGCACCGCACGGATGGTAGCCTGGCTCTGAATGCGAGAAATCTCTTCCTGCTCAATGGCTTCACCAACCAGCCATCCACCATGCCTTTGAAGCCGCAGCATGGCGTTCAAAAGAAAATAGCTCGGCTCTTCAGTGTTGACTAGGAAGCTGTATTTGCTCATGATCCAGAACTGTTAGTGTAATGTTGAATCCCTTCACGCGCTCGCTGCCAGAACGAAGCGCCTTGGGGATTTCAACAGTGAAATGGTGGTGTTCGTTTGATATTCTACAGGTGCTTTCTGGGTAGGCAATCAAACAAAGAATACCAATTTCCATAGAAGAGCCATTGATTTTACAATTGATTCCATGTACTCGTCCATCTCGACTTTGTAGGTGATCAATTTGCATCACAAGGCCGCCAACGCTTGACTTACGCGCAGTTTAAGGGCCATGCCAGGGGCTTTCAAAAAGAAAGACGATGCCACTGCAACATCATCCGTAAATTTTCGGGCGGTCTTATTAGTTCCAGTGCCTTCATGTACATAATTTGCATATTCAATGCCGTTGGCATTTTTAGCATCCCAGTGCCAAGACGCTTCCAACACTCCACCATTGCGGTTTAGGCTGAAACTATTCACTCCACTCTCGTACAGCCTTCCCAGGTCGTAGATGTCCCTGGGAGAGCCGACAGGCGGGCCGCCGCTTTTTCGTTTTGTCTCCCCATTGTAGTCCCATTTCGACATGTCTGTAAATTGCTCCCTCCAATGCGTTTGATTAACGTCTATGGATGCCCATTCGGAAAATGCTTTAACAAGACTTTTTTCAATTGCCTGTGCATTTAGCAAAATTGCCATGGTTAAGCCGCAGGGTAAAGATTACGAACCACCATATCTGGAATAATAAAACGACAGCGTTCATAGGCCACATCATCTCCAGGCGTATAACGCACTGTTGCATCAGGGAATCGTCTAACCATTCTGTCAATGGCATCAGACAAGGTGGTGCTAGAAGGCGTATATTGCATCATCACTACTTCCCATTGCTGCAACACTCTCACTGTTCCCATCATTGTCGTAGGCAGACGTTCTGGAAATTCACGCATGGTAACTTCCAAGCCAGTAGCCTTCCACGCAGAAGGCACTGACTGTCGCCCTACAACGTAAATGGCTGGTGTGGTTGTATTATTTGGAAGCGTGTACGTGCCCAGTAAATTTGTGGAATTGGTCAATAGCGTGTTGATAGCATCTCGTAGCTGGGTGATGTTCATGGTATTAAAAAGCCCCTCCCTAAGGAGAGGCTAGCAAGAAACAATGGGAAAAGGAATCAAACGTTAGGAGCAATCGGGATGATGCTGCCAGTCTCAGAAGCATTCTGGTGAATGCCAACGCGGCCACGGCTCATCACATCAAACGTAACTTCCACAAGGTTATCAGCCGGATAGCTTTCGTTGAGATTGCTAACGCGACCAACAAAAGCCACGCGGTCATAGAAGAACGTAGTACCGCTGGAACCCAGTTGCTTGTTCACTTCAAAGTACACTTCTGCGTTCTTGTCATAACGAGAAGCAGCAACCACTTGGAATGCTTCGTCAAAGCTGTTAGGAAGGAACACCGCACCGTCCACGTCCTTTTGGAAGTAGGTGGTAACGGAAGCAGTGGCTCCAGCGGTCACGACAACGCTATCAGTGAAGCCGCCGCCACCAAGGACGTAGAATTCAGTGTTGTTATCGTTGAAGGCCATGGAGGCCGTTGTAGCAGCCTGCAGCGCGTACAGCGTGGGAGCGCCGCTAACGGTGAAGGTGGCGCCACTCTGCGTGATCAGGGGGCGAGTTGTACCAGTGATGGAGCCAACGCGAATGATAACGTCTTGGCTCTTAACCAGTTCGGTGGGGTGATAAATGGTCATAGTGTCCTCAATGGGAGAGTGGGAACGATTAAGCGTTTAGGACGCTTCCTTTGCCAACCAGTCTAAAGATGCCCCTGATTGGTGTGCCAAGAAATTGCCAATAATGTTCAAGAAGTTGTTCATTAGGCAGCAGTTCAAACCGTCCCTCTCTCCCATTGATAGTGGCAGCAGCACTTTCTCCAGGGAAGATGCCAGATAGGGCCAAAGGTCCAGTTAGGCGTCCTTCCATGTACACAGCAGTGCTATCAGCACCAAGCAGATAACTGTACTGTGGATTGGTCTTTTGCTTCAAACTGGCATAATAAGTGACCTCTCTTGTGATAGGCACTTGATTGCCAGTGTTGGCATCAACAGTGTAGCCAGCAGCAACATTCCACTTAAGAGTGGCATTAGCCAGTGGCATACTTCCGTTGATCATGCAACAAAACCAATGGTGAGAGAAGAGGCAGTGGTCTCAAGCATACGCTTGAATTCTTGACCGTATTGTGTGGCCGCAAGGCCGTTGCCGTACACTTTCCCATCAGTGGCACCAATTTGGATGCCCATTTGGGTGAGCTGGATGGCGATGATGTGAGCCGCTAAACACTTCACGGCACGATCTGTTTGATCACCAAACACATCACTAGAAGCATCAGCAGTTGCTTCAGAGATGGCTCCATTCACAATGCCCTCTGGATGAGGAGTGAATTCAGGGAAGCGATCAAGAAAACTAGAGTAGGTGACAGCCATGATCAGGCCCTCCCTGCTTTAACCGTTTCTTGGCGTTTGGCAATGGCATTACGCACCTTCACGCGACCTTCAATCTTTTTCCATTCAGCCAATTGCTCGACATCATGGATGATTTCAATCACGCGAAATGCTTCAATCAAAGGCAGGTTGCTCAATGTGCGCACGTCCTGTGGAATTTCTTCTACAGTCACTTGCTCTTGAACTTCCTCAATGGCGCCAATTGCCATAAGGCGTTTGACAGTAGCGTTTTGACGCGCTTGTAGCCATTGCTGTTCTGGCACCTCTTGATTGAGCCCTGGAGCCAGTTGAATGAGGCCAGTTCCAGTGATAATACCAAAACCACCTTCACGAGGCGGGTTTTCAAGATCAGGGCGGTAAGCGATTAGCATTGTGAAATGTTCTTAAGAACTGCTGACAGCTTAACGCCCTTTTCTCTCTAGGCTCAAGAAGAAGCTTGAACGTAGATGACGCTCTTGGGGTAGTACAGAGCCACACCACCCACGCGAGCGTGAGCAGGGACAATGAACTCAAGACCGCGTTGTTGAGCGGGGAACAGCTCAAGGGGCTGAGGGATGTGCAGTTGCACTTTCTCAGGGTCACGCTTGTACACCACCATACGGCTGGTATTCAGCTTGCCACCGTTCTTACCCTTAGTCAGTTGGTTGATGGGCTCAACGTTACGGATGTAGGGGGAAGTACGAAGGAAGTATTCCAGCACAGTAACGTCCGAGGAGTCGGAGTTACGGGTGGTGCTCACCTTGTTGTAGTCCTCATACGCCAACAGGATGGTGTCGGGCTCTTCCTTCATGTTGGAACCATTGACGACGGCAGTAACGCCATAGTTCAGCAGTTCGTTCATTTCCTGAGCAGTGATGCCGGGAGTGGTGAACCACTTGTCAGCGGCGATGATGTCAACGGTGGCATTGTTGAAGAAGCCAGCCAGGTTGACGGTGGATTCGCCAAACATGGCAACGCTTTCAACCTTCTCCTCGTAGTCGCGGCGCACAGAGTTGGCACGACGCTGCTCAAGAGCAACATTGGCCATCTGAGCGGCACGCAGCTCTTGGACGGTATAGCCGAAGCTGCCACCAAAGGAGCGAATGTTGATGCTCCTTTCAGTCTGGTTGATGTCAGACCGTGGCAGGTCATCAGCATCGTCCGCAATCAGCTTGAACTCACCAGTGGAGTCCAAGATGCGATAGGTGAAAGTTTGAGCTGCATTGCCAGCCTCGCTGGTTACAGGCAAAATAGTGGGGTATTTGATGTCGGCATAAGCCGTTTCAAACACTTGGGGCCGGATGTACTCAAGCTGACGCTGAAGGAACAGGCCCGCATCATCCATGCGAAAATCGATCATTGTTAGGGCCTCCTATTAAGAATCAGCGGAGAGAGTGAAGCTTGGGCCATTCAGTTCCAGCACTGCCAAGCCGCTACTTGTGGTAGAGGTGAGGAAGCGAGCGTTGGAAAGGCGAACAGTCCTGCCCGAAGCAAATGCGTGGCTGAATTGACCAGCTTTGCCCGTGCCACTTGCTGTATGCAGCACGCGAACGATGGAAGTGGGGTTGACAGCTCCAGTCACGTAAACGGCGACGGCGGCTTGGCTGGCGACGTTAAGCACTTGCCTAGATTTCACGCCAGGGCGGTTATCGCCATTCACCGCAGTTTCGTCAACGTAGGTGAGCACATTCACGCCCAAGACAGTGCCAGAGGCGCCAGAGATGGTAGTGGCAGAGTTGGCAACAGTGCCAGCAAGGTTGTAAACTTGCACGTCGCCAAATGGCAGCACATTGACAGTTTCGTTAATCCAAGTGCCGATAGTGTTATCACGGATGTCAGAAAGTTGGCCTTCAAGCAAGGCAGCATGAAGCAGAGCGTAGCTCTGTTGCACGCCACCAGCAGAGGCAGTTCCTGACGTAGAAAAAGATACGGCCATGGATCAGCGCTCCTTAGAGA